CAATGGCAAGAAAAGCTACCTTGTCGTTATTGTTTGCTTCTGAATATGCTGCGATCTGATGAAGGTATCCAAAGGCATCAGTCTCTGGTGTAATATCGTTGTTTCTAAATTTTCTAAAACCAAACTGAGATGCTGACTTAACATCAACAACAACCCCATCTATCACGGCATCTTGATGTCCAGTTACTCCGTCAAGCTTTAAAGTTCTCTGTTCATCAGTGACAGAATGACCTGCCGTTTTAGATAGTAATAATAATAGTGCCTCTAATATATGCCCATATAAAAACTTAATTCGTGCATGAGCTGGCATATGTTCTCTTAATTCTGGTTTATATAACTCATACCATAGTTGACGATCTGGTTTACCGAGGCTCGACATACGAATACCTCGGCTACCAGATTGTTTTTCTGTTAAGTAAGTAAGAACAGCATCTTTCACACTCTCTGCAAATTTATTTAAATCATGTGGCTTCGGTTTTCTATCGTTACCCTCATCAAACAACTTGTAAATATCTTTTACAAGAGTATCTATGCTTTTCTTACTAGACATTAGAACGGAAGCTTATCGTCTTCCAACTCATTTTTAGATGCGCCGTTCGTTGGAGCCTGATATCCAGACTCTTCCTCGAACTCATCTAAATTTTCAGAAGGACTGTACTGAACTAGTTTAACTACTTGCACAGCTGTTAAAGATGCACCGACACCTTTGTTGCCTCCGACATTATAATCATAAGTGTCAAAAGCTACGTTTACTAACGAGCCATTACCAATTAAAATATCAGAACTAATAGGTGTTCTTTTAGAATCTACAACACGAGGTGCAAGGTTCTTCGTACCATCTTTACGAGTGTACTTTCTTTTTATAGTAATGAACTCACCTCTCTCATCGCCTTTAGTTTTAATACGAGGACCAAGACCCAAATCTTGTAGTTGTTTCTTAGTCTTTGCATCCACTGTTACATCAATGGAAAAGATACCTTGTTCATTGTATTGATCAAAGTGTGGTTGGTGGACTTTCGCCCAGTATGCAGTGCCAGATATTTTTGACATGGTTTTCTCCTTATATAAAAGTTAATAAAATTTTATGTTTTTTTCACAAACATTTGTACAGTGTAACACACTGTTGAGTTATCCACAATCAATGAGTGTCTTTCCAAGTGGTGCCGATTGAGTACTCACTATCAAGTGGACATCGTAAATTAAATTGTTTTTCTACACGTTTCATTGCCTCCTTTGTTATGTTACCAAAATCTACAGCTTGTTCCTTACGGACTTCAAACTGTACCTCATCATGGACGTTAGCCACTGGCTTGGCATCCACATTCTGCTTGTCGACCTCATCAATAATATTAAGCAGCCATTGCTTACATATGATTGCACCCGCTCCTTGAATAAGTGTATTCAAACTGGAGTGGATGGATCGAGCAAGTAGAATTCTTTTATCAAGCGCAACCAATTGGTACTCTCCATACTTGCGCTTTCGTCGTTGTAATAAATTAATTAAATTATTTGTCAGTGTCTTCATACCTTTAACTTTATTTATAAATCGTTTACGACTAGCGAGTCCGGCATCGGTATTGCCACCAACTATCTGACCAAGTTTTGCATCGCCAGCTCCATAAATAAATGCATACACCCAAGTCTTTGCCGTCGGTCTGTCTTTTAATCCGATAATGTTTTGGTTGTAGGTATGTATGTCTCCGTCTACAACTTGTTCAGTAAATTTAGGATTCTGTAGGTAGTGAGCAAAGCAACGTAGCTCCAGGCCGCTAGCATCAGAGCCTACCAAACAATACTTATCTGGATTTTCTATAGTCCACAGTGAACGACACTCTTTACCATAAGGTGAATAACTCGCTGGTACTTGTGCCATGTTGGGGCCATAGTGACTCATACGAGATGTGACACAACCAAGAGTTATCACTCTGCCATGCACCCGACTATCATCTTTTACATTCTTTAACCAAGATTTAATTTGTGATACACGTTTCTCATACAATAAATATTCTGCAATCATCTTGGCCTCTGGGTATTGTAACTCTTTTAAAACTTGTTCATCAATAACTGGTAGTCCCGTTGGTGTTGTTTTGGCGGGTACCCAGTTATATTTCTTTTGTAATCTTTCAGCGATTTGTTTACGAGAGCTAGGATTAAACTCATCGACATGGTCTTTTAATGGTTTACCAGTGGTCTTATGAAACCGTGGTGTGTAGATAGTAGCAAAGATAGTTTGCAAATCTTTTTTTAAATCTTCTGACTTTGTCTTTAGCTCTTCTAATAAATCATGTGCCTTGTTTACATTTAAATAAAATCCATGCTTCTCTTGTTGATCTATGATTCTTCTGATGCGATGTTCCATTCGAACACTGTCCGTACTAAACCTACTTATCTTTGGCGCTAAGTGTTGCATCAGTTTACGAGTTACATGCACGTCTTGTTGACAATACTTTAACATCTCTTCTGAGTATTGATCAAAGTCTTTGAACTCTAGCTTACCACTCTTCGTTAACTTATTACCCCAAGATTTTAAACTGTGACCACCGTCGATGTGTGCATTAATCATCTGAGATATTAGAAGTGTGTCAATAATATTTTCCAAAGGTATTGTAATACCTAGTAATCTTTCTAACACTGGCCCATCAAAGCTGACACCATTGTGCATGATATACTTACGTTCTTGGTTGTGAAATTGTTTAAAATCTTCGCATCCTTGATCTTGTATGAAGTCCCGTTGCTCTCCGGTAACATAGTCCTGGATACATATACAATGTATCTTGGCAGCATCAAGACTATCTGTTTCAATATCTAAAACTACTGTGTCAAACTTTGAATCCATCATTCACCTCTCTAAAGTCATCACTGTCTTTTGATTTAGGGTTAGCAATCTCTGTAAGACGACCGGTATCCTTACTCCATTGTAGCCAACAACATGGGCCAGTCTCTCCACTAAATCTATTCTTTAATACACGAACTGTGGTTTGGTTTCTCTTCTGCAAATCTTCTGCTTGTCCGTTTCTTTCTAACGAGAAACAAAAGTCAGACAGTTGTGCAATACCGTGTGAACCCCTGAGTTGTGATAGACTAACTATCGCACCCTCCTCGTGTCCACTATCAGAACTGGCTTTTCTACTTAAATGCGATACCAACATTAGATGTATGTTCTGTTCCTGAACTAGAGTCCTCAGTCTTGTCATTATACTATCGATTGCTCTTCTCTCATTGTCACCAGTCATTGCCGATACAATCATAGTCAAGTGATCAAGTATAATAAACTTACAATCTAATCCACTAGCTAAGTATTGTACTTTAGATATGATGTTATCGATATCGGTGGAGCCAAAGTGATCCCACATTCTTATCTTGTTTGTACCGAGGGTAGCCTCCCAAGCTTGTCTCTTCTCCTCCATAGTCGACTCACAGAATGGTAGGTGTAATGGTTTGTTTGCATGTACAGACATAATACCTTTGGTTGTACGCTCAATAGATTCCTCTAAGAATAAACAACCAACTGAGTGTCCACTTGTTTTAATTATGTGGTAAGCTAGTTCTCTCATTACACTAGACTTACCTATGCCTGACCCCGCAGTATAGGTACATAACTCACCGAGTCTCATACCATAAGTCATACTGTTCATACCATCCCAAGGATAAGGTATTGATTCTATTACCTTTTCATTGGCAATAAGATCCCAAGTATTTTCACCGAGTATAATACCTTCTGGTGTATAAGCTTGTGCAGAGTAGTATCGTTTAATAAAATCTTCTTTTTTGTTCTGAACTAAATAGTCATTAGGATCTTTAAGTGTAAGATTCACAATGAATACTTTCTTTGGTGGGAATAGTTCAGCGACTTTTCTGCTCGCCTCACGACCAGGCTCGTCATTATCAAAACAAATATATATTTTTTCGTAGCTATTAATATACTCATATTGTTTCTTACAATCTGTAACAGCTCCAGCTGCACCCGTCCTAACACTAACAACTGTATAATTTTTAGGTGCAAACATTTCATAGACAGACATGGCATCAATCTCGCCCTCACATATTGTTACTACCTTATTGTTAGCAGAACTAAATAAGTGTTGGCCAAACAGTAAAGCTTTACCGGTCTTTCCCTCTACACTAAATGATTTATCGACTACTCTTCTGACCTTAGTAGCCACATGATTACCCTGATCATCGTAGTATGGGTAGTGATGTTTGTATACATCAGGTTTATCACTGTTCGTTGTAGTCACTCCATAAAACTCACAAGTCTCTCGACTTATATTTCTTTCAGCAATAGGTTTGCTAATACCTAATGGTATAACCTTCGGCGCCGATCCTAAAATTTTTGTGTCATCGCCGAGCAGTTCTTCAAGGCGGGTCTTGTCCTTGGGAGGTTCAGTGTAGTTGCGGCACGAGAAACAGTAGCGAGAGCCGTCGGCATATAAAGCA